CCCAGCCGTGCAAGCGAAATAGATAGGAAGAGCAGAGTCTCCGGCCAGCCCGCGGAATGTCAATGTATCGTTCGCCAGGACCGTGTAGTACGGCGCAGTCGGTATTGCGACCTTGCCGGTGACGAAGGCGAAGCGGAACGCTGCCCCGTCGCGGAGGTGAATTGAGAACGCGAACGTGCCTACTGGTAGCGTAGTAGTGTATTCCGTATCTGCGCTTGTCACCGCCACGTTAACTATAGTAGGATCGCGCATCGCCTAGCCTTTGCCCTTTTTCTTCTTGCCCTTTTTCGCCGCCTCTTTACGCGGCAGCTCCTCAGCCCAGCCGTTGTCGATGAAAACCTTCGCCAGGCTGGGGGGAACCGTCGCCAGCTCCCCCGCTTGGAACGCCCTAACGTCGGTTCCCATCGCATCGATAGCGCCGAGCTGCGTAGACAGCATCTTGACTGTTACCCATCGAGCCATGTTGCACCTCCAGTGTATTAGCTAGCGGTGCCTGTAGTCGGCGTGATTCCGCTGGCCGGGTCATCGTGACGGGCGCGGCTGAGGATAGCGCTAACACCGACGTAGAGTGTGGCGTTGCCCGTGTCACTGGTTTCGGTGATTACCACCCGGATGTAGCGCTTCGAGCCGATGTAGCTGACCGTCTTGGTTATGGCGTCTTCGTCGTCGGCGTCCACCACCAGTGAGGCGTCAATGTCGCCGATCAGGTCTGCGGCTGCTACAGCTGAGAAATTCGCGTCCGTAGTGTCGTCAGACTCCTCAACCGTAAACGTGAAGTAGTCGCCGCTGTCAAGATTCGCACCGGCCCCCATGTTCACCACGAGCAGCGCAGCCTCGAAGCCCTGGAGATCAACGTATTTGCTCGTAGTCGTCGAGTTGATCTGCTGAGCGTCGAGCAAGTGAGCTTTCGCGGTTTTGTTCCATGCATCTCGCATATTGTTTCTCCCAATTAAGCAAACGTGATAGCGCCGGAGACGGCCAGCTTGCCGTTCGGCAGAATCACCGCTAGATACCAGGTGCCGGTACTAGACTCTGTGATGTCGAGATCGATGTCGCCGTCGCTCTCAGACTGCAGGAGAAAGACCTTACCCGCAGTAATAGCGGCAATGACACTCCCGTCAGTTCCGATAGCCACACCGCCGTCAGGCGCAGTGGCGGTAACGCCGTCTCCGGCTGAGTCGTCAGAGAGATAGGCCAGCACCGCGCCGATAGCCGCAAGATCGTTGCCGTCGCCGTCTTCGAGCTGGATACCGACGTTGATAACATCCCCAGCCTGGGAGCCAATAGTAAAGCTGGCAGCCTGTAGGCTCCCGTTCAGGAAATTAAGCTCCGCAGCCGACGGCGTAACAGCAGTTCCGGCGATTTTCAGAGACGCCCCAGATTCGATATCCAGATCACCGCCGCTGGCAATGTCGAGGCTTCCGCCTACAACCATTCTGGAGCCGCCCTGCTCGTTGTAGTTTGACGTGTTGTGACTCATTGCGGCCTCCTTTTAGCTGGTAGCGATCTTGAGCTTGCGGATCGCCTCAGCCTGAACTACCTGGCCGCCGACGCGCATCCAGCTCCAGAACCGCACGTTGCCGGAAGCAGCCTGAGTGATCTGATCCCGAAGCACTGCCATGCCAGCCCGATCCACGATTTTATAGCCCCGGCGGAAGTCTCCAAGCGCAACAGGATAAGCATCAGATGCTACGGTCGGCATTGTCTCTGCCTCGACATAGGGTCTGCCGAGAACGGTAGGCGGTGCTGTCGCCAGCCCGGCTACCCACAGATAGTTGCCTTCGCCGTCCTTGAGCTTGCGCACGAGAGCTGTAGTCGCCCGCTCCCATACCCAGGTCGCGTTGGCGGAGTAGAGCGCCTTGAGGTCGTAGAGGATGGAGATTAAACCATCAGCCTGTAGCAACGAAGCGTGACCGTTGGCAGTGTAGGATATGTCGGCGTTCTGTAGGAAGCCTTCGGGCCGCGTGACCGCTGAGCCGTTGACGAAAGCCGCACCCTCAGCCGCTGCGAACTGCTCGGAGAACTCGGAGCTGATTTCAGCCTCCAGGTTGTAAGCGCTATCTTCCAGATTCCAGCGTGAGATATCGATCATGGCCGACATTTCGTGCGTCGGAATTACGGTCTTGCCCCAGGTCGTTCCGGTGGTTTCGCTCCGGGTTCCGGTCTCTGCCGTCCACGCGGCGCTGTGAGTGCCGGTCCGTTTCGGCTGCTCGAATGTCGAGGTGCCGATAGACTGGACGTTGGCGATTTGGCGGATCGGATCGATGTCTACCACATTCTTAATGATCTCGCTCGCCAGTGTGGGCGGCGCTGCGAGGTATCCGCCGGTCGTGTCATCGCCGAGAGTCAGAGCCTTGAATTCCGGGTTCTCCGAGATAGCCTTCTGCAGCGTGTCCAGATCGATGCTGCGACCTAGAGCCGCAAAGGCCCTCTTCGCGCCACGAGGTAGGTGACCGTAACGCATCCAGCCCAGGAAAACCTGCTTCGCCAGTTCCGGGTCGCTTGCTATCGTCTTGGCTTCCTCTTCCGTGGCCTCCTTGGTGTCGGGAGCCGGAGCGCGCTTGAGCTGCAGTTCCAACTCGGCGATGCGGGCCTCCATCTTCTCCAGAGGCTCCGTAGTCGCAGGCACATGCTTACCGTCCTCTTCTCTGGACGGGTCTACCTCAAGCGCTTTGATGCGCTCCTGGAGACGGTCATTCTCGGCCTTGAACTGCTCGAACGTCCTGGCGATCTCCTCAATTTTCTCGATTACTGCGTTGTCAGTTGACATTAGCCTGTATCCTCTTTAGGTGGTCGTTAATGTCCCTTTGCAGGGACTCCAAACGCTCCAATGCGCTCATGGACTCGGCGTGTCGGGTGGTCTTCGAGACCGGCGCGACAGGTGACTTCCTGAGGATTTGCAGCGGTTCTATCGTCTGCTCGACTGCGCGAATAATCTCAGTGTCGAGCGCTTCTCCCTTTTGGATCGTTGTCTCTGCGATATCAGCCGTAGCGGCTAACAGCTCGTAGATTCCCAAGCCGGATTTGAACGGTGACTCCCGCCCCATCTTGCCGTAGTAGCGGGCGATGTGTGCCTTGGCCTTGGGTAGATCAGCATCCGGAATATTTACTCCGCCCCGGCCTCCGGCCAGCACGGAAGCAGCCGCGAATATCGCTCTTGGAACGGCTTTAAGTTGACCGTCTATCACGTCTGCTATCGGTAACTTATAGCTACCCAGCAATCCGGGGGCGTCCTGGTTATACCAGACGAAGGCCCGGCGGTATCGCTTCCAGTCTATTTCGTTCCCGCCCGCCCAGGCTTGGACTCTCTTTTTAGCTGCCGCAGAATCCCAGCCCCGCCCCAACTCGGCCAACGCTAAATCCTGAAACGGCACGACAGATTTCAGGTCCACCGTGTATGTCGCTTCGTTCGCAGGCATGTCCACCGGTCCGCCCTCGAAATAGGCTAGCTCTATCAGGCGGCGTATGCCCGTCTCTTCATCTAGCTCGTGGCGGACGGTCCGGAACTGGAAGCTCCAGCCGTTGAGAATCTCTTCCTTCATCAGCTGGAGGGTTTCAGCGGCCTTCGGGACAGCCGGGCTGGTAGATATCCGCCCTTCGATCAGCAGGCCCGTTTTGTCGTGGACGTCCTCGCGTTCGCTTATCCCGATCAGCTCCTCATGATTCCGCATCACGGGGAACCCTTTGAAGTTCGGGCGCTTACGGGACTCCGTAATGGACTTGACGAATGCACCCGGTTCTACGATTTCGTTGTCGGAATCCACGTTGCCGTAGATAGAGACGTAGGCCGCGAATTTACCGGTGGACGTAGAGAGACTCTTCAGTTCGTACGGAAACGATTTGGTTTCCATGATCCGATCTGCTATCGGCATCAGCGCCCTCGGTGAATTATTTCACCTCGAATATAGGCACAGGAAACCCATCGTGTCAAGTATTCACGTGCATGGCAAGGTATGCACTAATAGGGTGCCGCGGTTGAGCAAAGCGGCACGAACGTGGAGTTCCAGCGTGTCTGCTCTAGTGCATCATTCCCATCAGCATCTACTAAGCCAAAAAAGACTAGCTTACTTCGGTAACGCCGTAATCTGATAAAAATAACCATGTATTTCATTTCAACTCCAGGGTGTTTTCGAGGGCACGGCCCACTGCAATTTCGCGGCTAGCGTGCCGGGGCCAGTGCTGTCCACACAGAAATCAATAATAACATCATCGGCTGGCGTCTCGCCGATTAGAATGATAGCGTCACGATGCTTTTCATCGGCTGCGGCGTAGTCATGCCGTTCGCCCTGATCATTCACCCGCTCGATCCCAGGATAGTCCAAGGCCAAGGCGTCCCTGATCTTGCCGCAGGCAGTCTTCATTTCGGGGCGCTCCTCCTCAAGGAACTGTTCGCCGAATCTATAAATGACATATTGGTGAAGATCAACCAAGCCTTGAGGGCCGTCTGGATAGAACGGCAGGCCGGAGCCGTTGCCCCCATGCTCGTCTTCCAACTCGATCATCCGGTCGTTCAGATCATCTACCCTCTCTGCTAATTCAGAAATTATTCCGGATAACGAGAATATTGACCGCTCCAATTCCCTGGATCTTTTCCTCAGCCTACGCGCCAGTTCCAACGCTCTATCCGCTGTTGACATTTCACGTCTCCTTTGCCATAATTGTTTAGTCCCCTTTCCAACCCTACTCAGTGGCCGGTTCCCTTGACCGGCCATCCTTCCGCCCTTCAGGCAGCAACCACGCAAGGTTGTCGATGCTCGCCCACTTGGCGAACTTCGGTCTGGACTTCCACTCCCCAGAAGCCACGATCCGGATGGCCTCTTCGCCGCTGATACCAAACCACTTCTGCGCCAGCTTACTTATCAGTGCTCGCAGTTCATCATCGGTAAATTCGCGCACGTAATTACTCACGGCCTCTTTTTTCTCCTTGTGGCTCACCCCATATCACTCCACTACCTTTGCATGATCGGCATTCTTCTGTCGGGCAGTCTGGATGTTCAGGCATATCCCAACCAAGGATGTAAAATCCCTTCACTACCAAACCCGTGCCTCTACACACAGGGCATAAAAACGGTCTCGGTTCATGTTTCATTGCGCCGGTAACCACCTCCCTTCTATGATTCATCTGCTTTACGCTTGCCCTCATACCTCTCTATCTCTGTCAGTATGTATTCCGCCATTGCCCGCGCACGCTTGTACGAGAACAGCACATCCCCCGTGCGCGACTCCCCGCATCTGAATATCTCCCATGCTGCCTTCAGGCGGTCCCATAGCGTCCAGCGCTGCGGCCTGGATACATAGCTGATCGTCACTTCCCAGCTTTCAAACTTGGGATCCTCGGCATCCACCTGCACCCTCAGCGCTTCTCCCGTGCATCCGCACTCGTAATACCTAGCCACGGTTCACCCCCACAGCATTAATAATATCTTCTATGCCTAGCCATTCTTCAAAGTCACCTAGATAGCTTCCGTTCACAAAGTAAGCATAAGAGCCTTCATGGTATATTATCTTTACACTAAGTCGCATAACCGGTAACCACTCCCTTCTATGATACCTTTTCCATCACGTAGAGAATAACACAGTTGCACAGCGGGTGAGCGGGCGGGACGTAGGTGTTCTCTATCGTTTTCGTGCCGCCGGGGAACGTCTCCTCAAGGCCGACTTGAGCGCCGTGAAGCCCCGCACAGAATGCGCATGTCCTATCCATAGTTGCATCCCAAATCTTCCGTATCCGGTAGCCCTCGAATATCCCCGCTGCTTGGCCTTGTCTCACCGCATCGAACTGGCCGAAGTTATAGGCATAAGCCTGCTCAGTCCTGGCGATGCGTAGTGCTCGGCGGCGATGCAAGCGGCTCCAATAATTCCCGGCTTGGTGCTCGACTTGAGCCCGTGACATTGTCGGGTCTGCAAGCCAGCCCGCTCTTGCGCGGGCGAACGCCTTGGCTTCGTTATGCGTCAGCCCGATCACTCCCCGGATAGACCGCGCCAGCTCTTCCGCTGATAGCGGCTGCTCGGCAATGTAATGCTTGAGGATAGTCGATAGCGCTTGACGTTGTGTCTGAGTCAGCCGAACGGCCAGCTCCGCTCCGCGCTCTTCCATCCACCGCCGAGCGAACTCTGTCTGAAACAGTTCTACACCGGAGTCGCCGATCATGGAGCCCGGCCCCGCTGCCACGCGCCCGCCCTTCGCCCAAGCATTCGCCCATTGAGGCTTGAGAGTATCGTTGACGAATGCTGCGTAGTCACGGGTGACGCGGTTCATGAAGCGCTCGATAGTCGGGTAGGCAACCTCCCCATCGCGCACGGCATTGGCGAGCTCCTGATATTTGATAGCTCCCCGCTCAGCGTTCCAGGTCGAGTAGAGCACGCGCATGATCTTGGTCTGGTTCTCCCGGAGGTAGGTTTGTAGCACGGCATTGATGTCGCGGGTGTTGAACGGGATCGGCTTGAGGTAGAACGGATACTCCGGCGGGAAACCTGGCCCTGGTACCCATTCTCCGCCCGCTCCCGGACGTATCGGGAGACTGGAGGGGACGCCGCTGCCGTAAACATCAGTCATGCTTTTCTTTCAGGGTTTTGATAATGGCGGCTACTTCTCTGCTGGAAATCTTTCCTTCGCAAGCGGCTGCGAACATCGTCTTGGTGACAACTCTTCCGCTGGGCAAGGTGAACTTCCGAGGCTTCTCGAATATCTCATATGCTAGACGCTCGTTCTCTGTCATCCTGTTACTCCTCAGTTTCCGGTGCAAGGCCAAGCAGCGGCTGCCGCGTAGAGGCCGCGATAAGCTGATCGGAAATAGGCCCGGCTGCGTTCTCCTCAAACGGTGGCAGTCCAACGCCAGCGCGGAACTCGTTGATGCTCACGCCGCCCAACTCCAGGGCCTTGAGATAGCGTTCCCATAGAGCATTTTCGTCTTCCTGTAGCTCCTCGATCTCACTGATATCGTAGGCCAGCTCAATTCCCTCACCGTATTTCGGGGTCAACCAGTTGTTCAACTCCGCGGTGAACATATTCAGGATCGGTAGGATCGTCTGCCGCCACATGCTCCGGAGCGCCACCTGGTAGTTCTCGAACTTCCCTTGCCTACCGACAACCTCCGGCGGGACGCCTAACACCATGCAAATTGCATCCGCATGCCAGCTCATGCTCTTGAGGAAGTCCACCTCAGACGGCGTGGCCGATAGCCGAGTGTACTTCATTTCGCCAGCGCCGCCGGTGACTATCGTTTTCCCCGCCGACTCAGGCCCGGACAATTCCTCGACTCGGCTCCGCAGCATATCTAGCTGCGCTTGCGTCACAGCTCCTTGACTGTGGAGAATCCCCCCGGCGTAGAGTCCATTGTTGAGCATGTTCGCGTTGTGCGCCACGGCGGCCTTGTAGGCGTCGGCGTGCTTGGCCGCAGCGGAGAACATTGCCTGCCCCTCTATCGTGCCCCGCAGGCTTGTCCTTGGGATATGCAGGATTTCTTCCGGCTTGAGGTGGAGCGCATCCCTCGTGTTGGACGTGGGGCGGTAGACGTATTCCTGGATTTCACGGCGGCGCCTGTCGAGCTTGATCTTTACCAGGTCCGGGCGCAGCAACCATAGCTCCTTTTTCTCGCCAGCCTCGACGATCTGAATGAACACGTTGCCGCTGAATATGTAATGCCCCATCATCTCAGCTCGGAAGGCAGCGCCGCCCTGCTGAGGATTCGGGCGGTTGAGCAGCTCCAGCATCGGGTGTTTGCGCTGTGTTTCACCCTCGGCGTCTACCACGGCCCACGGCGGCTTGGCGAAATTCATCATGAGCTTGTCCGCGCAGGCCGAGACGACACTGACCCCGTGGTAGAACTCCAGAACCCACTTGGTGAACTTGCCCTCAGTCCAAGCGATATCTTCGCCGCCGATCACGACGTAATACGGAGTGCTACCAACCTGAGCGAACTGCAGCTCTTTCTCCAGGCTCTGTTTCATCACCTTGAATAAGTTCCTTACAACTCCCATCCTTCCGCCTCCTATGCCACGAGCAGGCCGCCGTCCGCATCATCTTTAAGTGCCGTTATCGCCCAAACCAGCGCGTCCAGCCTGTCCGGTGACTCTTCGCCTTGAACCCATGTCGTTAATTGTAACTCTAATTCGCGGAAAACGCCAACGTGATGCACTCGGCCCAACTCATACAGAGACGAAATAGGCTCCGCCCGTGTGAGCTTTCCCCTCGAAGCCCTGACCGCCGTATAAGGAACATTGGGGTCTATCGTTCGCAAGTTGCTCTCCACGAGGTCACCGCCATTGTTCACCTCGCCGATGATTCGATCCCCGTATCTGCGGTCCAGCGTTCCTATGGCGATGCGGGCCCACTTCTCCGGCATGGCTCGCAAGCTATTATCCTCAAGCACATAAAAGTGTGGCGGCCCCTGATAGCCCTCATCAAATTCCGTGCCGTATTTATCACGCGGCGGCGGGCCTACTCCCACGGTAACGATCCCCGTTTCGTTGCTGTCCGGTCCGTAGGTGACCGCTGGATCGATAGCGGTGACGATCCGCGAACATGCCGGAGCCCGCTGCGTCCTGTAAGGATCGATCATGGTATCGCGATCCCACAGGGCCCCCTCGACCTTCTCCAATAGTAAGCCGAGAATCTCTTGGTCTCCCAGCCGCGTGCCTTCATAGGAGCTGATGATCTCTTCGTAAAACGCCGGGGCCAGGTTCGCCCTGTTGTCGTAGGTCGTGCCGCTTTGCACCGCGCACCATTCGTTGTCTAGCAGATCACGTAGAACCTGGATCGGCTGTGGAGTAGTCGTGATGATAGCCCAAGGATTCGAGCCAAGCCGGAGCCCGAATTTAGCCATATCCCATGCTTCGGGATATCCCCAAGAGGCCAGTTCATCCGCCCAAATCAGATCGTGCTGCGGGCCTCGTAACCGGTTGGGTTTCTCAGCGGTATAAGCTGTAGCCTCTGCTTTGTAGGATGGGTAATTCGGGTTTGTCCATACAAGTTTCGGGCGGGGAGATTTGATATATTCCGGCTCGTTCCACGGCGGGCAGACAGACCGTAGACCTGACTCGCCTTCGATCATCACACCGCGGGCGTCAGCGGCTGTCGCTCCGATCAACCCGACACGCTTTGCTCTACCTGCCTCTATCTCTCGGCGGACTGTTTCGGCTCCCGCTCTCGTCTTCCCGAATCCACGGCCTGTCATCACAAGCCAATAGCGACACTCGCCAGGTAGAGGTGCTATCTGTTCAGGTCTTGCAACGATATCCCAACAGTAGAGCAGGGCGGCTTTTTCTTCCGTGCTGAGCTCCGGCCTTTTATCAGGTGGCAGACGGCCATAGCGTTCAAGCAGACTCTCCATCTTTGTTCTTCACTCCGAGGCGCTCTTCTATCTCCGCCACCTTCTGCTCAAACTCCTTCGCCAAGTCCTCAGTCACTCTCTCCTGCGTGTCTTCGCCTTCCGGTCTATACTCGACTCTACCCCACCGCCGAGGGAAGCGACGCTCTAGCCACCACGCCCGCGCTTGCCAGCTCGCTTGTCCTGCTTGCGCTATCTGCCCGACGGCTACTACCTCAGCTTCACCGCTGGCTTTTTCTACCGCGTCTGAAAATTCTCTGTAAATTCCTTTCGGGTCGCGCTTCTCGTTCCCCGGCGCTCCGCGTTTAAGCCAGTCATAGAGTGTTGATTTGGTAATCCCCGCTGCCGCCGCCGCCGCTTCCAGGTAGTTTCCTGCCCGAATGAACGCGATGATCTTCTCCTGCACAGCTGGCTCGAGCTTCGTTGGTCTGCCCCGTGATTTTTTCTTTGTCATTCCACTCCCTCGACATACACGCGGATTCTGCCGTTCAGCGCCATGCGTAAAATCCCCTTCATTTCGAGCACGACGTTCGCGATGTGCTTCTCGCCGTCATAGATCGGTACCAGATAGATGTTCTCGTTGACCTCCACGGACGCCTTCATCTTGCTGCGGTTGATCTGTGTGAGGATTTGATGCGTCTCCGGGCCGCTTGCGCCGCGCAGGAACCTCACGAGCTTCGGGTCCGGCTTGCCTGGCAGAATCATATCGCCTCCGTAAAAACGGCGCGGCCAGCTGCCCTTGTTAGCCAGCCGCGCCTCGTTGAGGAAAACGATGATACACTCATTATACTACGCGGACCGGGTTAACACAATTCGCCAGCCTAGATCATGCCCGCGTTGTGATCTTACCCAGTCATCAATGTCATCCGGCGTGCGGGTCAACGGCGGGCCTCCGAAATGATATTTGATAAATTTTCCGTCTTTGTCAAACGCGCTTCCCATATTATTCCGCGGATATGCTCCTTTTTCATACACCCACGCTACGAATTGAGAGCAAACCAATGATTTCAGGAAGTCCAGCCGAGAGAGAATCGGCAGCCGCCACGGCTTCTCCCAAATGCCGAATAGCTTGTAGGCCCCGTAGCGAATCCAGTTCAACCCCTTACCGATCAGGCCGTCGATAAAAAACAACGGTAGCTTGAGCAAGCCATAGTGCTTTTCGGGGAGTGATTCAGCAGCAGCAAGAATCGCAGCGCACTCTCTGTCTATCAAATTAATGTTCCGCGCTACCCAATACCTGGACTGGCCATAGTCCGCCAGCGTCCCCATCCTCACCCGTGGATAGGTCTGCTCGATCAGAACCACGTTACTCGGAGACTTCCCCGGCGGGATTACGTGATGCACCATCGCCACGTGACTGGCCTCAGTGCGGGGCTCGCCCTTGACCCTGGTTGCCCAGCGTATCGCCCTACCGATCCAGCCCTCACGGATGCGGCTTGTCAGGACAACGTCTGCGGGTTTCAAGCTGTTGAAGTCCCCGCCAACTGGACCCGGCGGTTGCAGTACTCCATTTATTACCGTATCAATTCCAATTATTGCCTTACCAACTTCAACTATTCGCCTGAAAGATGATCCCTTCCCCATTTTCCTGCCTCCTTGATTCGCTCCAGTTCTTTCCTTGCAACCATTATAGCATCCTCCTTGTTCTCGGCCAGCACTACGATATCCAGATAGATCGGCCCCTTATCGTATTTGATGCGCACCGGATAGAAAAAGTAATCCCCGACATCCTCATGATGGACTGCCGCATCGCTCCAGGGTGAGCCGTGCAAGGGATTCCCGTTGATATCCAGCGCTACCTCGAAGGGACGTTTGCCCTTTTCCTTCGCCCGGCTGAGCTGTCGCCGCATCCGCCTCGTGTTACTCACGTTCCCACTCCCACTCGTATTGGTCAAGAGCTTCATCCACTACCATTTGAGCCATAGACTCCACCGGAAAAGCGGGGTCCAATATAAGTTCCCAGCCAAAAAAGGCGTCTACACACCAAGGAACCTCTTTGCCATCAATTATTTTGGTATGCTCCGGGCAAATAGAGCGGATCATCGCTTCTGATGGGGCCTCAAAGGTAATTACGCCTTCGGCGGCTTTGAGCCAATGAAGTAATATGAGTAGCTTGCTGTAGGTATCCCACGATTCGTTTGGTTCTAGCGTGCAGCCGGGGATGATGACTCCGCTGAATCTCTCAGAGTATTTCTTCGCCTTGGCTTGCTTTTCTCTTCTATCGATTTCGCGGACTCCCCGATCGACATCGCAGGTCGGCCTGCTATTCCACCAAGCTATGAAAATCGCGACTATATTAATCACTAAGCTTGCCGCAAGCACGATCCAGGTTATGAGCGTTATCATCTTCATTCCGCGTCACCGTCCTTCAGCTCCTTCATGAGCACATCTATCCGGCGGTTCATGTCCGCTTGGCGAGCCTCAAATTCATCAAGCTGTTGGTCAAGCTTGTAAGACTCCCACGCCGCAAGTATCGCTATTACAAGAGCTCCTGCCGCTATGCCTGTTATGACTAGTATCTGCATCTTACACCCCCAGATTTGCGAGCCTTGACGCCACGAACCAGATAGTCCACAGTGCCGCGATGACTATCAGTGCGAAGGCGCAAACGCCGAGCGCCAGCGCCAGGTATTCCCGAATGAATTCGATCCCTCGTTTAAGCATCGTTGTCCTCCGTTAATTTGCGGTACTGTGCTACCGCTCGTTTGCCAAATCGAAAGCACTCCCACGACTGGCGACCTGTAATATTTTGCAGTAATTCCTCAGCCAAGGCGCGGGTTTTTTCTATTTCTTCCCATGACAGATTAGACGGGGAGTCTAATGAGGTCGGCATCGGAGATAGAGCGATATTCAATGCTTCTATAGTCTCTTCCAGCCGCGCTATCACGACACCAAGTTCTGTCTTACTCATTCGTCTGTCTCCTTCGCAGCCTTGTATTCCTTCATTAGCGCTTGGGCTTTATCCTGGATACCTTCGATTTCGCGAGCTTCCTCGTCATCTGTGTAGCAATTCAACAGGCTCGGCACCATATCCAACACGCGGTCCAGCGCCTCCGTTGTCTGCTCCAACATCGCCATCGCTGCCGCAAGAGAGACAGCTGACTCCCGGGGCTGGAACGTGAACTTCATGGATTTGACTTCGCCAAATCTCGGCGGTAAAGTAAAGCTATATTTCATTATCAACCTCCCGGTCCGTTGCCCGCGTCCGCCGGGCGCTCGAACCAACTGTAGCCGCAGTTCTGACACTTGCGCTCCACCCGCTCCGGGCGCTCCTCACCCTCACGGCTTGAGGCCTCGATCCAGCGGGTGGTAATCTCTTCGCCCTTGGACTCGCACTTGCAGCACTTGGCCGCCAAGCCGCTCCAGGGCGGATCCATTTTCTTCTCGGCCATTGCTTATCTCCCTCTTAGCTGCCGAACTATCTCCATTGTTCTACGTAACAACAGGATTTCTTCTAGCGTCATTTTCGATCCTCTCAACATAAATGATCCATTCAATTGCGTCGCCCTCGAAAAAATTCGCGGAGGTAAGGCCATGACATGCGGGGCACTCATATAGCGGCGGGTCTGGAAGCTCTGTTTTGACCTCGACCCATTCATTATTTCGCTTGCAGTACGGGCAGCTAATTGGTAGTCTCATTCCCTGCCCTCCTGCGGCCCAGACTTCGTAGATGTGCTATGATATTCTCGCCATTCCTTTGGTGGTACCATGGTTCTTTTTAGCCATTCACCGCCTATGATTTCAGGCAGTTTTATATCCTCATCAGCATGCCCATATTGAATGACCGGAATCGCTGATATAGGCACTTCCACGATGTAAGATCCATACTGGCATTCGCCATAGGGATCAAATAGCTTAAAAAATAACCGTAGTTTTCTCATGTCCTCTCCTTGTGTTCTTTGAGCAGTGCCCAAGCATTATCTTGGATCTCTTTGATTTCGCTCTCCGTTTATTGGGCCAACCACTTAGTCCATTCTCTGCGCCACATGGGCAGGTAGTTAAAAACACCCCACAGGCGCGGCAATGATATTCGTCCCAACCACTACAGTGGGGTGTGCCACAACGTCCCCACCGATAATAGTTTTCATACAAATCCTTGTGTTTGCAGGATTCTACCTTTTTCCAGAAAGCTAAAGATTTATTCATTCCCGCCCTCCTCAGGTATACGTGATGCTGAGATAGTGATCTGCGCCTTTCAGCTCGCCGTCCCATTCGTCGAGCACTTCGATCTCGTTGATACACGCGTTCGCTGCAGGGCCGTCTTCCGCCGCTGAATAGCCGCGATCTGTCCACCAGCCGCCCTCCTGATCGTTCTCGTATGCCTCACAGACAGCCCTGAGGAACCGCTCAGCATCTGCCTTGCGGGCAAACAAAGGCGACTGATATCGCCCGTGATCGTGGTCGCCGTCGAAGTAACTCATAACCACCTGATAGACTTTCATTCCCCGCCCTCTTTATGCCCACAACGCGGACATGGCTGCGGCTCATGCCCGGTTCCGTGACACCACTGACACTCTGTTATTTCTCCCGTGCGATGATCATAA